CTTTACAACTAAGAAGTAGTTAATTGACTAATTTAAAGGGCAGGTGGGCTACAGCCTGTCTGCCCTTTTTTAATAAAAATATATTATGGCGTGTACTTTAACATTGGGTAGAAAAGAACCCTGTAAAGATGTAGTTGGTGGCCTAAAGAATGTCTACTTCGTAGACTTCGGAAACTTAGGTACGGTAACAGAGACATCTGATGAAATCACTAATATGACAGGTGATGCATCAAACAACTTGACTGCGTACAAATACGAACTAAAGGGTAATAGTTCATTTGAGCAGGCAATCACTGCATCTCGTGAGAACGGGACTACTTTCTTTGACCAAACTCTTAGCTTGACTTTGAAGAAATTGAGCAAGGAAGATCACAAAGAAATTAAACTATTGGCTTATGGCCGTCCTCACATTGTTGTAGAAGACTATAACGGAAATTGTATGATGATGGGCTTGAAGAATGGTGCTGACGTAAACGGAGGAAGCATTGTAACGGGTGCGGCAATGGGAGACCTTTCAGGGTACACATTGACGTTCTCAGCGCAAGAGGTGCTACCTGCTAACTTTATGGAAGTAGATGCTACACAAGCAGAGTTCCCATTCAGTGAGTTTGCAGGGTTAACAGGAACAATTACAATTACCGAGGGAACTAACTCGTAATTGATAAATAAGTGTATATTTGTGCTCTAGGGCATAGCACTCTGGTTTGGTTAGAGAGGGGAGACGTTTAAGTACGTCCCCCTCTTTTGTTTTGTAACAATGTCTAGCCAAAAGGGTTAACCTATTATGCATATAGTAAGTACAACAGATAGCACTATCAAGTTTGTCCCTAGAGCCTACGACACATCGCTCTCTGTCGTTATTACAGACGAGGAGACTAACACGAGTAGCACAGAGTCATTAACAGGCACTAGAAGCCGTAATTATGTGGTTATAGACCCTTCCTACTCCTTCAAGGAGGGAAGGTTCTATACGATACGAGTAAGTGGCTCTAACGAGGTCTATAGAGGCCGTGTGTTCTGTACTGACCAAACCGATTACGAGAAGTACACGGTCAACCAAGGGCAGTACACGCAGTACAACTCAGACAATAACGGATACATATACCGATGAGTAACATAAGAATCGTAAACCTCAACAGCTACACTACCCCTGTGGTGCAGGAGAACAACCGCAAGCAGTGGGTTGAGTACGGAGGTGATAACAACTATTACCAATACCTTATAGACCGCTACAATGGGTCAGCAACTAACAACGCCATCATCAATGGTGTTTGTGAGTTGATTTATGGTAAGGGCATTGGTGCAACAGATGCAAGTAGAAGACCTGAGCAATACGCTCGTATGGTCTCAATGTTTTCCAAGCACTGCCTTCGCAGGGTAGTCTTTGATTTAAAGGCTATGGGCCAGGCGGCCTTCCAAGTTATTTATAACGAGGACAAGAGTGCCATCGCACAGGTTGAGCACTTCCCTATTGAGACCCTCCGCTATGAGAAGATGAATGAGGATGGTGACATAGAAGCCTATTGGTACAGCAAGGATTGGTCTATGATCCGCAAGAAGGGTTATGAGCCTGAGCGCATCCCTGCCTATGGGTATGGGAAAGCAGGCGATAAGCTAGAAATATACTGCATCAAGCCATACAGAGCAGGGTACTATTACTACAGCCCTGTAGATTACCAAGGTGCTTTGCCATATGCTGAGTTGGAGGAAGAGGTAGCTAACTACCACATTAACAACATCAAGAATGGCCTCAGCCCTTCGATGTTGATTAACTTCAATAACGGCATCCCAACGGAGGAGGAGCGTGAACTGATAGAGCGTAGAATCATAGACAAGTTCTCTGGTACTAGCAACTCAGGCAAGTTCATCCTAGCGTTCAATGATAACAAGGAGATGCAGGCGAGTATTGAGCCTGTTCAGCTTTCTGATGCCTCACAGCAGTATGAGTTCCTTTCTGAGGAGTCCTCACAGAAGTTGATGGTAGGCCACCGCATTACCTCACCTATGCTTTTAGGTATTAAGGATGGTTCAGGTTTAGGGAGTAACGCTGACGAGATTAAGACGGCATCGTTACTCTTCCAAAACACGGTTATCCGTAGCACGCAAGAGATGATTCTCGATGCTATGGATGAACTACTAGCCTACAATGATATTAGCTTAAACCTCTACTTTAAGACGTTACAGCCTCTAGAGTTTATTGACTACGAAGGGTTAGATGACGAGACTGCAGAGGAGCAAACGGGTCGTAAGTTCAGTGCTGACGATCCTGAAATTGACTTAGAGGATTTTCTTGAGCAGATAGGCGAAGATGAACCACAAGACGAGGAGTACGAACTCATTGATGTAGACAGCGAGTCTACAGAAGATGAGCCTGAGGACTTTGATGTTGAGGGATACCTCAATGGCCTTGTGAACCTATCTGCTAAGGAGGATTCATCTCAGGACAGCGAACTCTATAAGGTTCGCTATACTTATGTAAAGGGCACGAGTAAGACCCCTGACGGGGAGACTCGTGACTTCTGTAGAAAGATGCTACGCACTAAGAAGCTGTACCGCAAGGAGGACATCGGTATGATGTCAGCCAGAGGCGTAAACAAGAAGTTTGGGCACAAGGGTAAAAACTACTCTATTTTTAAGTACAAGGGCGGCCCTTCGTGTTACCATAGATGGGAGCGTAGAATCTATAAGAAGAAGATAACGAAGAACGGAGAGCCTTGGGGAGGCAATGCCCTTCAGGGTACTAAGTTTGTCAACGTGAACCAAGCTGTTAGGGCAGGGTTCAAGTTGCCAAAGAATCCAAATGAGGTGTCGGTAGCACCTATTGATATGCCAAGACAAGGACACCATCCAAATTACGGGAAATAATGGCTAAGGTTTTATTTATAAAGAAAGAGGACATCGTGCGTAACAGCACTATCAGCGGAAACCTAGATAGTGATAAGTTGCTGCCGTTCATAGAGATTGCTCAGGAGATACACATACAGAATTTCTTGGGATCAAAGCTCTACGACAAGATACGAAACGACATTATAGCAGATACTTTACCTGCTGCATACGAGACGTTATTGGATGAGTATGTACAGCCTATGTTGATACACTACGCTATGACTGAGTATTTACCTCACGCAGCCTATACGATTGCGAATGGGGGTGCATACAAGCACTCCTCAGAAGCAAGCGAGTCAATGACTAAGGAGGAGTTAGATTTCTTGAGTGAGAAGCATAGAGATATAGCAGAGCACTACACAAGAAGGTTCATTGATTTTATGGCTTTCAATAACAACACATACCCTGAGTATAATCAAAGTCAAGACGATGATATGTACCCCGACAAAAACGGAGTCTTCAACGGTTGGAATCTCTAAGCATTACAAGCCGAAGAAGAAGAACGTTGAGAAGTTGAAGAAACTGATAAAGAAGATAGAGAAGAATGGCAACTGATGAAAAGGGCTACGGCTCAATCTACGGCTCTACCTGGTGGGGAAGTGGCGATGCTTTCACCAACACGATAGGTTGGGGAAGTGCAATGTTTTACATATTAGACCCTGCACAATTCCAGAACCGAGCGTTAGCGGATGGAGCGGTAGTAGAGGCTTTTGAATGTGTAAGTAAGTCTTTAAGAAGATTCCCACAGGCTGACTTAGGTAGACAGTTGTTTGATGCCTACGACCTCAGAGTCGAGACGGCATCAGGATCAACAGAAGCAAGAACCTGTACTATTAACGAATTGAACGAGATATTATGAGTTTATATAAGGATGCATCATTAGCAATGATACCCTCTGCTTACAAGGATGGTAAGTTGTATAGTATTAGACCTACTGATGGTAGTGGAGATTTTACTTTTAGTAGGGGTTCAAATCTTGCTGCTACGAGGGTAGATGTTAATGGCTTAATTGAGAAGGGTAGAGAGAATCTCTTGGTACAATCAAATCAGTTTGATACTACTTGGGCAACACAAAACGCTTCGGAAACAAGTGGCCAAAGCGGTTACGATGGAACGAACAACGCTTGGGCATTTACTGATAATACTGCAACTGATTTACACGCATTAGCGCAGTATGGGAAATGGACAACTTCCGTGTGTACGGGTTCAATTTATGTTAAAGCGGGTTCCTTAAGTAAGTTTTATGTTTCAAATGGGTCAAGCGGAATTGGAGCGTTTTTTAATCTATCAACAGCAAGTGTTGAAGGTGTTATAGGTGCGGTTATTGATAAAAGCATTACAAGTGTAGGCGGTGGATGGTATCGTTTAAGCGTAACAATGCAAAGCGCAGGTACTTTTTTAATAGGTGCTTACCAAACATTTGTCAGCGGTAATTATAATTCAACCATAAATTATACAGGAACAGGAACAGGAACCATCTACATCCAAGACGCTCAATTAGAGCAGGGAATGGTTGCAAGTGAAGTAATTACAACAGGAGCATCTACTGCACAAGCAGGTATCTTGGAGGATATGCCTCGCCTTGACTATTCGGGTGGTGCTTCGTGTCCTTCTCTTTTACTTGAGCCTCAACGGAGTAATTTGTTAGCGAATAGTG